AACGTGCCAGTGACTAAAGCCAAGTGCCTTTGGTTAAACGGTGATCAAAGTGAGCGAGTGCTTCGCTTTCAGTTTGAGGAAAGGGGCATGACTTCCAATGTTGATGTCATGGCTGAGTGGGACATGCAGTGGTACCGACAGTTTTGCAAGATCCAGGAGAGGGAGAAATATGCGCTTGTGGTGATTGACAGCCTTGATGGGTGCAATGACTCCAACCCTTACGAGGAAAACCGCCGCGAATACGCTCATCCGCTGAAACGGCTGGCTCGTAGGAACGGAAAAGACTTTCCGGCGTGCTCGATCATCGTGATCCATCACAACAACCGAAACGGTGGTTTTCGTGGCACAAGCGCAATTAAAGCCGCTGTGGACGAAACGTGGAACATGGTGAAACTGGACGGCAAGCAAGTTGTAGAACTTGGCCTTACCTTCAACAGCCGTCTTGTCACTGTTGAGAAATCCCGCGATGGCCGCGAGGACATGCGCCAGATATTCACTCTTAAGGATGACTACACCTATGCCATTGGGCCTGTTCCTGAACCCAAAGACAACTCCATCAAAGGCCCAGAAGGGTTCAAGCTCGCGATGCTTACCGAGATGAGGGCAAACCGTAAAGCCTGGACAGCTAAGGATTTTGAAGAACACGAACGCCTTGGCGGTGTTCACCGAAAGCGGGCCATCAAATACGGACTTCAAAAGCTTGAAGACCAAAAACTGACAGAACGGTGTGGGCCTCCTGAAGGCGCCACGTTTAAGGGCCGGAAGCCTAATTATTGGCGGGCTGTCGGCACAGACGTTCCAGGTAAATTCAGCACTCGCGTACGGGGGGCGTCTGTTTTAAGTAGTGTTAAAAGTAAAACCCCTTCTCCTGGAACGGATTTAAACGACAATGCAGATTGTCAAAAGCCTGCAATTGTCAAAAGTTCTTCAGCTTCTGACCTTTTGACAAACTCCGACCTTTTGACAAAGTCGATTGTCGTTAAGAACCTTTCCCCTGGAACGCATAAGGCTTTTGACGCGCCTAATTACACACATAGGGATAACGACACGGAAGCAGGTTTTACTTACTGGGATTGAGTTATGTACCCTTGCCTCTCCGATCCCAGGGCAACAGACAAGCAGCGCGTCCTTCACTGGGAACGTTGCTTGGTAGGGCTTTGGAAAATCCCAGAGCCACCCGTGGGGTGGAAAGAATCTCTGCGTCTTCGGGATGAGCAAGGATTGACGAAGTACCCATAGAGTGCTACATTATTAACAAGGTTTACAAACTCATGACTGAAAAACAAACACGTTGCACAATACAAACAGGACATCACTACGGTGGAAGCTTCTTTAGTAAATTATGCGAAGCGGCATTGCTAGCTGATCCTCGTAATCGCTCCAGGGTTTTGGATGCGTTTCCGGAAATCGTGTCTAAATATGGACCCGGCAGTGCCTTTTACAACGAGTATCTTTAATGAAAGAAATCACAGTTCGTATTCCCGAAGAAGTTTTAGCTCAGGTTGACAAACAAGCCGGGTTTGATCAGGTATCAAGGGCACAATTTATACGGGATCGTCTTGTTCCTAAAAACACTAAAACTATTGGTAACTACGGGCCAAAGGACTTCCACACCCTGGTAAGTTTAGTTAGGCGTAAAACAGGCAATGGCGTGGATAAAAGACAAGTAGAAAACATTGTTGCTATTGTATTTAACGAATTAGCTACTTAATCTACACACTACACATCAAGGGCTTGTGACTTCACCCATGTCTTCCCCCGCATCACATTCTTTTACGATCGGCGACGTCAAGGTTTACATAGGCTTTGAACATCTGGACAAAGTTCAAACCGCTGGATCTATTTGCTTTGACACAGAAACGCTCCAGTTGCAGCCGGAACGCAACAAATTGCGTCTTCTGCAGCTTGGTTCTGGTGTGCGTAATACTGTTGTCCTCATTGATTGCTTTGAGCTTGATGAAAGTGACTGGATTAAGCTCCGCAGCTTCTTCGGCAGTCCAGTCCGATACTGGCTGGCCCATAACGCTGTATTCGATCTTGGGTGGCTGCAAGAGCACGACATCTATCCGCATGGGTGGGTGCGCTGCTCCATGTTGGCCAGCCGACTTCTCACAAACGGGCTGCCTTTCCCGAAACACGGACTTGCGTACGTCGTCAAACGTTATCTAAAAAGAGAGCTGTCCAAAGAGCAGCAAAGATCGGACTGGAGTGGAGCTTTAACTGAGGACCAGCTTAGATATGCCGCTAATGATGTAATTGCTTTGATGCAGCTAGATAATATTCTTGATCACGAAATAGGTAAGCATAAACTGGCGGAAGCTTACGGTTTGGAATGTCGTGCGTTGCCTGCAATGGCTCAGATGTGGCGCACCGGTTTACCCTGGAACGCTGCTAATCTGCAGCAACGAAAAGAGGATTACGAAGCAGATATAAAAGCCTTAAAAAAGGATTTTATCTTGCAGCTTGATCATGCTTTGCCCGAGGGTAAAAAACTACCCAGGGACAAAGATGGTTCTTTTAATTTACGTGCTAGAGACGAGGGTAGGCTAAGCAATAAAACTAAAAAGTATAAAGGGTTTAATCTTAATAGTCCCCAACAACTTATGGAAAAACTAACAGATATTTTACATGAAACACCTAAAGATGCAAACGGTAAACCCAGTGCATCGCGCCAAGTTTTGCGTACGTATGCCGCAGATCATGAAGTTGTTCAGATTTATCTGGAATGGAAAAAGGCAGACAAACGCCGTCAGATGATTAACTCTATTCAAGAAAAAATGAATGACGACGGTTTTGTACGTGCCAGCTACATGCAGCTTGGTGCGGAGTCGGGGAGGATGTCCTGTATTAAACCGAACAATCAGCAGATACCGCGTGATCCACAGTTTCGTGGGTGTGTAGAGGCGCCGGAGGGCTATCTCTTGGTAGACGCTGACTTTGGCCAGATGGAGCTAAGACTTGCAGCTGCTATTGCAAAGGATGAACGAATGATCTCTGCGTTCCAGCGTGGTGAGGATCTTCATACTGTTACTGCTGAAACTATTGGGTGCAGCAGGCAAATTGCAAAGTCGGCAAATTTTGGTTTGCTTTACGGCTCGGGTGCAAAAGGGCTGCGTAACTATGCCGGTGGGACAGGCATCACCATGACGGTTGAGCGTGCTGCTGAAATTCGTAAAGACTGGCTGGATGCTTTTGCTGGGATTGGCAGGTGGCAAAAGGAAATGGCAAAGGAGTCACAAGACACTGAAGGGTATAAATGGGCTGAAACTCGGATTTTGGTTTCTGGTATGCGGCGGTATTTACAAGGAGACATGAACCGGCTGACTGTCCGGTGCAACACACCGATCCAGGGAGCTGGTGCGGCCGTCCTTAAATGCGCTCTTGGTAAGCTTTGGCCCTTGGTGCATGAGGCGGGTGAAGAGACAGTGCGGATTGCAGCTGCCGTGCACGATGAAATTTTGCTTCTAGTTCGGGAAGAGGCAGCCGAAGAGTGGGCCGCTTGTTTAAAACAGGTGATGGAAGAGGCTGAAGCCAAGTGGTTGGGGGACATCCCCGCATTAGCTGAAGTCTCTATTGGTAAAACTTGGATGGAGACCCATTGATTACACGTGTTTTTTATACGGCTAGAGGCTGGTGCTGCTTAAACGCAATAGGGCTAAAGTATTACACACATCTAAGCGGAGCGATGGATGCCGCGTACCGGCAGACAAATAGCCATGGAACGTCTAAATAAGGCGATCCAAACCGCTACTACAGGTGACTTACAAAGAGCAGCCATGTTCTTAGAACGTGCCAGGGAAGTTAGGGCAGGTTGCACAAAGCAGCGTGCCCGATCTCGTCGTACTCAAGCAACTGCGTGGAGAAAAAAAGCCGACTCCCCTTTAGTGTGGTAACATATTTGTAGTAATGTAGAGTTTATGGCTTTGCGCCACGGCAACAAAACATACTTTCAGATTCTTTTGGATCCGCATCGAGCAGAGTTAGTGCAGCTCTTGGCTAAAACACAGAACAAACGCGCAACAGCTTGGATGAGAGATACTATCTACGCGCGTTTAGAAGCAGAGTGGCCTGAGCAAACGTACAAAGACGCTGCAGAGAAAGACGATTTGCAATGGCAAAGATCTGTACACCGTCGCGTCGATGGCAAAATTAAATAAACCATGAGATTTTTAATACAAACGCATCCTAACGATCCGCTGTATTTAGCGGCTTTATACCAAAATCCTAGACAGACTTGTCTTTTTACCCCTTTTATAGAAGACGCTTGTAGTTATGTAGACAAAAATATAGCTTTAGATGCAGCCCGTAAGCTAAAAGTTTTGTTTGATATTGATGCTTTAATACTTAAATCATCTGAAAAGTAACTGAACGTGAAGTGTCCTAAATGTGGGTCTTTTCGAGTCCGTGTCGTTACAACAAAAATGACAGTTGAAGGCCCCTACGAAAAAGTGCGCCGTCGCCATTGCACTAGCTGCGATTACAGGTGGTACACCGCTCAAGAGCCAGAAGTAATTATTGGCCCTTACTTGCACTGGGTTGGCGATCAGGTCAGAGTGCCAACAAAGTCCTAAGCAATTGAGTCATGGCCCCAGTCAACATGAATTGGACGACCCGTCCTCAAGATCAAATTGATGCGGCTAAAGCAAGAGTTAGAGACACGCTGCACGAATCCAAGCCAAAGCTGACTGCACTAGAAAAAGCTTTTAGGGCTTCTGCGTTACGTCAAAAAAGACAGCCTCCATCAAGGCGATATGGCCAACCGCCTGCTTAAGCAGCTTGCCTTGATGCCATTGTTGACGCGCCATTGCAACGCATAGCTGAGACAAAACATCAGCGTTGTTGCAGTCCTCAATCTCTCGAACGCTTCGCTCCAGGGTCAACTCCTCTTCAAGGCTCGGTTTGACCACCATCCAGTCGAAACTGTTCGAGGCTGCGTTTTTCGGAGGCATAGGGCTCCTCTGTCTTGAACCGTATGTAATCACCTATAGCGGGAACCAACCAGTCCTGCACTGGCAAGCAAGCTTCCCAATTCACAGGTTGAACACAGTTCATCACCACTGTTGTCCAAAACGCGCTGATATAACCCCAGTTCATGCAACGCTCGGCATCACCGTTAAATGATTGTTGTAGTTACCAGTAAGGGCGTAGCTGTGCATTGGAACGTTATTCATGTAGTGAAAGACCATCTGACCAATCTTCAGCCCTGGGTACAGAGGCAAGTCATGGTAACGACGTTCATTCTTTAGTTCGAGCGTGAGCTTGCTTCCGTGCCAGCCTGGATCGCACCAACCAGCAAGAAGATGATTAAGGCCTTCTCTGGCACGGCTTGACTTGAGTACAAACTGAGCGGAGATGTCGTCTGGGAGATTAAAGCACTCACGTGTTTCAGCCAGGCAAAAGCTGCCGGGCAATAGCCAGTACGGATCATCCTTTGTTGCTTTTGTAATGTCTACCCGAAACAACTCCTTCTCTGTTGGAGACTCACACATCAAGTGACCACCTAAAACCACGTCAAGACTGGCTGGGTTGATTAGCTCTGGGTTAAAAGGCCACACCATCTGACCGCCTTCGCACTGAGAGCGAATTTCCCAGTCACACAGAATTGCCACGCCTTACCGACAAAAACCTACCTTAGCTTTCATCAACAAGAATCACCCAGCCCGTTCCAGGTCCGTCAACTTCCCAACGCGGACTAAATTCAGACTGCCTTACTTCGACTTGCTCTCCTCCTGCAGGGCTGAAATGACCACCTTGCAGTAAATCAGGCTTGCCACGCGGATCTTGCATAACCCAGCGTGGATCATTACTGTTCTTGCCCTTATAACCAGTAATCAAAGACCAGTGACCACAGTCGCCACTGTCGCATTGTGGTTTGTCAATACTGCCTTTATGCAACCAACCTGCTAAAACCGGCCTTCCCATTTCGATCTCCATCTCAATCATTTCGGCATCACCATCAATCCGAAACTCAACATTCAGACCCAAAGTCTTTAGCGTTTCGACTTGCGCTCCAATGACAGTTGAATCGCCAAAACCTTGGCGGACGTAATTGTATTCATCATCTGTTTCAACCTTTCTGTAAAACGCGGCAACCATTGCTGCTGCTGAGCTAAAGCATTCCCTGTGACCTTGCCTAGAGGCGTTATCGAGTTGTGAAAAATACGGTGTGTAGACCTGTTGATCAATGCCTGATGTTTTCCACGCATCAAACCAAGCGGCATCGTCATCAAGTAGCCCTTCAGGCAGGGCGTCTTCAAGCTCTTTAATAGCGGCAAGTTGGTGAGGAGTGCCACGAAACCAATGGAAGAAAGGCAGTAACGATAAAACCACGATTACGACCCAAACCCACATGCGCTATGTCTCTGCAATTTTAAACGCGGTTTTGGTGTCCCTCAAGTCTGGCAACATTTTGCTCTAAGTCAGATATGCGGGCAAACAGCTCTTGGTCCCTTACCCGCAGATCAGCGTGGAGAACATCCATACGGCTCGCTAAATTATCCACAGCTGACGTGAGGCGTACCAAAGAATCCCTTCCATGCTGGTTTTCACGACTGGCACCTTTTAGTCCAGAGGCGGCTACGCCTATTGACGCACCAGCAACAGCAGCCCAGATTTCAACCACCATCCGACAAATAGCGTTGCTTCATCATGGCAGAAGAACAGGCTAAGCAAGAACAAGACAACAATTCACGATTAGGTGATGTCATCAAGGTTGTTTTGCTTAGCTGGGCAATGGCAATTCTGACAGCAAATTACCTTGGCGTCTTCAAACAGTCCCTTGATCCCACCTACCCAGCTTCCATATTGAGTGGAACGGCAGCGTCCTTTGGCTTGGCTGTTGGTGGCAATAAGAAGTCAAAGAAAGAAGAACCTACAATTAAGGAACAAACCCCTACGTCCAAGCCCAAATGAGACGTTTTCTTTTCGTATCGTGCCTAACATTGTTTGCGATAAGTCCTGCATCAGCGGACATCACACATCGGATTCAATCCAGCATTTCGCTAACTGTTGATGGAGCAGGATCAGTCGCAACGCGCATCCCGTCTTCGCTGGCGGTATCTGGTTCTAACGTCACTTTGGGTACTGTGCCTAAGTTTGGGACATTATCTGCCGGTACTGCTTTGGGCTACACTCCTGGCGAGTTTACTATTACTACTGCTGGTGACAGCTTTTCGTATTCAGAAACATATACGGGAGGAGACAATACGCCGACAGTCTTATCAACAACAGTCACATCAGGAGTAGTTCCTGCATTGCCGATTTTCGGCAGCACAACGACAACTTCTGGGGGTGTGGCAGGTACTCTAGCGGGCTCTTTGGATTCGGGCGGTGCTATTTCAATAACAGCTGGAAATTCTGGTACTACCGCTGTAGGACAAGTAATCCAAGAACTGACAATTAAGTGATGCGTGTTCTTTTACTTGCTCTTTATGCAGGCTTTGACCTGCTAGTGACTGCCGCTGCAGTAGCAATTCCAGTTGTCCCAAACTTTCAGCAAGGAGTTCTTAGCAGCACAACAAGAACAACGTCAAAAGTTGTTGAAGTCATCAACTCTTACGAGTACAGAACAGGCTACGAGTACACGGTAAGCGGAACCAACATTGCTCCTGTCAATGGTGCAATTGCTCCAGCTAGTCTTACTTCAACAACAAACACGCTCAATGGTGTTTCTAGTCGTTGGACTGGTCTTGACCCTGCTAGCAAACCTATCTGGAACATCGTCAAGCAAAACAAGGCATTCCAATTTTCTGAAACGCTCCAAGGGCCAGGACTCACAAATCACACACTAATTAATAGGGAAACAGATATTGAATCATTAACCGAAACGACCAGCACCTTTAACCAATGAAGCGAGTCATTGCAGCCCTTTTGCTTATTGCTGGGCCTGTCAATGCTCAGGTTTCAAGCACTGCCGCTCCAGTCGCAAACAGCTCAGGGTCGGTTACGAACCAAGCGGTACAAGTTGTACCAGCAAGCCAATTTACTAATACCTACGGCTCAGGCATTAGCTGCCAAGGAACAACGCTAAGCATCAACCCTTTTATCAGTTCAACTACAGGCTGGGCACAGCCGTACGAACGCTATTACAACGAACCTGTTTACGACACTCTTGATCTTGTTGGTGCGTTTGATCCTGAAGGTAATCCCGTCCCAGATGGCAGACCAGATAATCCGGGCAATATCCTTTTTCACAAACCAATGCGGACTGGGCAAAAAACTAACCTTTCAATTAACGGTGGTATTACAGCCACAATTTCGATACCGCTGGATCGCCATCACGTCAGGACTTGTCGCAAAGCCGCCGAAAAACAAGTGGCACTCCTAGACGCAACACTCGCAGACAAAAGACTCAACTACGAGATTGCAAGGCTTAAAAATTGCGCCAGCCTAATGAAAGATGGGATTATGTTCCATCCCAAAAGCCCTTACAGCAAAATCTGTGCTGATGTCGTCTTAGTTAATCCGCCTGGCGTGTTGCCGTCCCACATCCATTCAATACCTACTTCTTCAGAGACCTCTGAAAACGCCGACGCTGCCAATCAGACTCAACAATAGTTTTCTTCCCTAGCTTCTCCTTAATTTTCTTGATCGTCTTTTTAACAAGAGGTTTAATCGTTTTTAACAAAATATCGCCTAGTGGTTTAGCAAGGATTGCTGATGTGACGCCTACCGCCGCAACTGTCGCAGTCGTGACCACAACAGGCGTGCCAGGTAAGTGGTTGCCGAGAATCGTTGGTATGTC